TCCGCCGATTATGGAAATTGTCGATATGATCTTGCCGGTATTGCTTGAATTATTAACGCCGTTACTATCTTTTTTACAACCGATCATTGATTTGTTGAATCCTATCATTCAGTTGTGCATGGCGTTGATTGTTCCTCTTATGGAATTACTCGGCGCGGTATTACCGCCATTAATCGAAGTTATTACATTCTTGACGAACGTTGTTTTGTTCCAATTGCGAACAACCTTCCAGACGGTCGCGGACGTGATTTCAAATGTAATTAATGTTGCCGTTACATATGTGACGAATCAGATCAGCATTTTACAAAGCATTTTTACTAATATTATTAGTTTTATCAAAAATGTATTTACCGGCAATTGGCGCGGAGCATGGGAAAATGTGAAATCCATCGTTTCCGACATCTTTCAAGGAATGATTAACGCCGTAAAAGCCCCGGTCAATGCGATTATCGGAATTATTAACGGTTTGATTAACGGCGTGACATCCGGGATCAATGCGGTTATTAACACTTTAAACAAATTGGAAATTGACGTTCCGGATTGGGTAACGGAAACACTCGGAATTACTGATTTCGGATTCAATATTTCAAATATTAGCGCGCCACAAATCCCGCTTTTATGGAAGGGCGGAACGACTATCGAAGGCGGATCCGCAATTGTAGGCGAAGCGGGCGCAGAATTGATTGATCTTCCGGCGGGCGCAACGGTTAAACCGTTGACAAACAACGGAGATCCAATCGGATATAAAGCGGTAGCAAGCAAACTTGATACAATGATTGAACTTCTTTCCGCAATTCTTGAAAAAGAAGGCGTTATCCGTATCGGGGAAAAAGAGTTCATGAATCATATCAATCGTAGTTTGGGCGCAATGCTTTAGGAGGTTGAAAAATGCGAAAGTTTTATATTGAAAATGAAATCAACGAGCGTTTTTCATTATGGGGGAATAGAGTTTATATGGTAGAGCCGTCCGGGTTAGGCATCAAACACGATGCAACATATATCCGGATTGGCAACGCCTTTTTGCGTAACAAAAAAATGCAGGTTGCGCAATCAGAAGTCGGCGGCAAAATCGAGTTCATGGAACCGGGAGCAAATGAAAAATTCAATGAATTTTATAATTTTTGCGCCGCTGCTTCATCGCTTTATTTGGTATATGATCCGGGCGACGGCAAAGAATACATCCGGGATATTGATATCGCGGAAGTAGGAAAAACCGAAAGGACCGGCGGAACGTTGCCGATTACAGTAAAATTCAGTTGCAAATCACTTTATTATTTGCGTAACAATAATCGATTCGTTTTCGAATCCGATTCAAGCGAAAAGCGGTACGATTACCGATACGATTTTGCATATAGTGATTACGGCACATATGAAGCGACGATAAATAACAACGGACACGTTGAAGCCCCATTCGATTGTATTATCAATGGCTATTGCGTAAATCCGGCAATATACATATTGAAAGACGGAAAAACACTATATGAAGTTGTTTTCCCGGTTGCGGTAGAAGAAGGCGAATATATCCGTTATTCTTCGCGCGATGGCATGCTTGAAGCAACACTTGTTTCGAAGGATAAAGAAACAAATTTGATGAATACACTCGACATCGAAAAAGATAATTTCTTCAAAATCCCGATCGGCGATAGCAAGATTGTATTCAGTTCCGAAAGCGCAAGTACAAATATTATAACGGTCACAATATACAAGATGTATGAGGTTGTTTGATTATGTTGTGTTATTTCATTTCAAAAAAGGATTTTACAATATCGAACGCCGTACAAGTCAATTCATATGCGGTTGAACATAATATTGATTGCGGCGGCAAAACGAAATTCATCATCGCAAATCCGCCGCATGCATCAAATGAAGATTTTATCATCATAAAAGACGGAAAAGATGCAAAATATATCGGCATCATCGAAAATATCGACAACGTGCAAGGCGAAAACATGCATACTATTTACGGACTTGAGATTGAAAGAATCTTCGATCGGAAAATCTTTCTTTCCGATACGGACATCATCAAATCAAGCGGTCTGGAAGACTTTATCGCGCACACGATAGAATCCAATTTTGCCAGAAGCGGCGATCCGTTCGTCGATATGCCGTATATCAATTGCATTGTTAAAACGCATACAAAAGTTAATTCGAAGCCGTCCGCCGATGATGGCGTTTACAACTTCAAAACGTATATCGGAAATATCAAAGAGCAATACGGAATATTTCTTGATTTTGAGTTCACAAAAACGAATCTCAATATCACGATATACCAGAAAGAACAATCGCCGATGCAGATCGACACGACATTGACAGACATCGATCAATGCAAAGAAACATATGAAATCAAGGCGTTATCAAAGTTAATTGTCAAATGGTTAAATACGATCACGGATGAAGAAACAACACGTTATTTTTATTTGCATACGGATCGGACCGTTTCAGAAGAAAACGCAAATCGAGTCGATGGAACTGTTTCTTCGTTATATTTGGCAAAAGAAACCGAAGAAGAAATGCGCGAAGCCGTAACGGATGAATTTCGAAGCAATTCGTATTCGCACATGATCGAAGCGGATATCTTTGCAAATTCGATAATATACCCGGCGCATGATTTATATGTCGGGCATAAAGTAACGATCAAGACGGCGGCAGGCGTTAAAGATAGTATTATTTCAAATGTTTCGTTCTCGGATGATTCGGATGTTATATCGGTTAAATTCGGGAATTTAAAGGTAACATTAACGGACAAATTAACAGGAAGGGAGAATTAATCAATGGCAATACAGGGCATAACCTTTTCGAAGCAATTAGTATCATCAAGCGATGATGCGCATATTTACAAACTTCTTTTGAATGGGCGAAAAGGTATAACAAAAGGTTGTACAATGACATTCGGCGGCGATGATATTTATATCGCAAACGGATCATTCTTCATTGCGAATCGATTAGTCAAAATCACATCGCTTGAAACCGTTTCAACGCCTATCGTATCAACCGGAACAACATACAATCGGCTTGTATTTGAAATCGATTTGACAAAGACAAATACAGACACGGCATTCGAACAGGGCTATTTTAAAGTTTTATCATCAACAAGCGAATATCCGGACATTGTGCAAGAAGACACAGAAAACGGCGGAAACATCTATCAAATGCCGTTCGCCAGATTTACAAAGACGGTTTCCGGAATCGGAACATTTGAATCCGAACTTGAATCAATCGGCATCGCGCAGGATAACGCAATCGTTTATGTAAGAACATCCGGAAATAATGCATCCGGCGACGGATCCGAAAGTTATCCATTCCGTACAATTCAGCATGCGATTAATTCCATCCCGAAAAATCTCGGAAATAAGGAAATTACAATCAATGTAGGATCCGGAACATATTCCGAAAATATTGAAGTTGCCGGATTTTACGGCGGAACGCTTCGTTTTGAACTTGGCGAAGTGACCGTCAAATCATTTGTATTGTATGAAACGAACGTTATCATCAACGGAACATCGTTGACATTAAGTGCATCCGGCAATGTATACGGTTTTAGATGCCATCGCGGAGCAAATGCAATCTTTCAATGCCCGCTTACTGTAAACGGTTCAACAAACGGCGTATTTGTTTCATATGGAAGCCGCTTTTCATGCAGGAATGTAACGGTTAATAGTTGCACAAATGCCGTTGTATGCAATTTTGCGGCGCAACTTCATATCGGTGCATTAAGTGGAAGCAAAAACAATAACGGCGTTTCCGTTGCAGCCGGAATCGCATCGCTTGAAAGTGTTGTCGCGTCGATGGCATCAACGCTTTATATAACTACCGCAGGCGGCAGGATTTTGACCGGAACACAAGCAAACGTTCCGGAATATTAAGGAGGGCAAAACATGAAAGTAACTCATAGCGGCGTGACATATGATTGTAGTGTTGCGGTAAAATGCGAAAACGATAAATATATCAAATTGTATGATGCAGACGGCGTTGAAATTGTTTCATTCCATAACATCGCCGATTTTTCAGATTACACCATTTCGGGCGGTTCATTCGTTGAACCGTGCGATTGTACATTGCCGATCAAAGTATCAAAATACATCATCGGCGGCCGTACAATCAATACAAGCAATTGGATTGCTTCGGATGGAAAATACATATACGAAATTGAAAGCGACGTTATTTCCGGAAATGCTACGACATGCGATATTTTGTTGCTTTTTGCAAAGGAAACATCCCTTGCATATGAAGCAACGCAGGAAGACGGCAAATTGACACTTTCAACGTATGCCGCGCCAACATCGGACATCGTAATCGATAGCATCCAGATCACAAGAGCATAAAAAAATACTATGCAAAGGAGAAAAAACAAATGTCAATACGTGATAATTTAGGCGGCGGATCCGCCGGAAGTGTACTTGATACATTGGAAGAAATCGAAGCGAATACAGAAGCAGGAAAAGCGGCGGGCGCGCTTGCGGTTAAAGAGTTAAACGACAGTTTAGGCGGTTTGTCTTTCGGTTATGACAGTACAAGCGGAAAATACGGTTATTGGAAAAAGGAGGCTGACACAGAAGTGTTTGTCCCTTTTAGGGGGATATTTTCAATGCCCGAAGAATGTTTTGTTTACACAGCAAAAGGTGTATATGGAGATGGTTACGTTAGCATGGAAAGCAATTATTTAAAAATATGTGGACATTCTAACTCAGTCGCTTGTTTTGGTATCAAAATTCCAGCAAATACAACTATTGGAATAGAGTGGGGATTTGATAAATATTCAGATAAAGCAACAGTTAAGTTTGGTTTGCAAGACTGGAGTAGTTTCACACAAGATGACGCTATAACACAATCACTATATAACCAAATGGTGTCAAGTGATGTTAACAAAAAAACGGACACATACAGTATACCAAATAACACAAGCGGTTTTTGGGTATTAAAAATAATTTGTGACCACACAAATAATAACGCTAATAGTCCAAGTATTAGACTATATAGTATATCTTAAAATTTTGTAAACTGTCGTTTTATGAGGTATTTAACATGAAAATCAAAATCGAATATATTTTAATCGCTATTGCGACGATAGCATGCACGATTTATATGTGCGTAAATCCTTAAAATACTAATATCCCGGATATTCCGGAGAAAGGGGCGAACATGCTCAATTTGAACTATATCGGAGATTCGAAGAATTATCCGGTTTCATTTAGAAACATCAATAAAAACGTTGTCGAAGTAATCGGCGACATTCCCAAAAAAGAAACCGGCTTTATTATTACAAGAATCGGCGATCCATACGCCTTTAAGGGCGATTATTCAGAATTTAAAACCGTATATCGTGAAGTCGAAGGCGGTTTTCAGTATAGCAACGACGGAAGCGAATACATTGAACCGTTGCCGAAAGTTAATTTCTATACATCCGGCGGCGGCGTATTAGAAGGCGAATTGCAGCAGGAAGTCGAAGCATACGAAGATTTGATTATTCCGGAGCCGATCGCAAATGAAAACTATGTTTTCACGGAATGGATGCCGGAAATTCCGGAAAGCGGCGCGATTGATGGCAATAAATCATTCAATGCTATCTTTACAAGCACACTTCCAGAGCCGGAACCGGAAGCAAGTATCGAAGATCGTGTTTCGTCATTGGAAGAAGACGTTCAAAAATTAAATAATGCTTTAGGGGGTGCGGAATAATGGGAATCATAACAGATGCAACCGTTGATTTCTTGAAAGCGATTCGCAAGCAAGCAGAAATCAATTGCAACGCAAACACAGACGCGCAGGCGTTAGAAGTCAAAATTTTATATCCTAATTTTGAAGACATCGCAGACGGCACAACGCTTGAAGCGGGTTCACGCTTGAATTACAAAGGCGTTCTTTATAATGTATTACAGACGCATGCAAAACAGGGCGAAACATGGAATCCAGAGAATGCGCAATCACTGTATGCAAAAGTATTGATTCCGGATCCGGATGTTATTCCGGAATGGGAGCAGCCGAACTCAACAAACGGATATAAAATCGGCGACAAAACAACGCACAACGGCAAAACGTGGGAATCATTAGTTGACAATAACGTGTGGGAGCCGGGCGCGCCGGGAACTGAATCAGCATGGAAAGAGGTAACAGAATAAAAAACACTAGGGATTGCAAAGCGCAATCCCTTTTTTAATGGAGGGTAGAAAAATGGGAAAAATCAAATGGTTAATGTCAGTTATCGGCGGAATGATTGCCGCATTCTTTGAGCAATACGGAATATTGATTGCACTTGTAGGCGTTGCGATCGTGTTCGATCTCATTACCGGGTTAATGAAAGCAAAAGTCAGCAAAGAAGAAGGATTCAACTCGGAAAAATGCGCGCGCGGCCTGTTTAAAAAGATTGCGTTGCTTGTCGGCATGTGTTTCGGCTTTTATCTCGATATGTTGATTCCTTATGTATTCGAATATGTAAACGTGACAATTCCGTTTGCGATGCCGTTTTCAATGATTATCAGTTTCTACATAGTTTTGAATGAATCAATTTCCGTTTGTGAAAATTTATATGCTACAAATCCGGAGATCTTGCCTAAATGGATCATCGGACTTTTAACAAATGCAAAAGAAAGTCTTTTGAAGGAAACGGATCCCGGAAAAGAGGAATAAAGCATGAACAATTTGAAATTCATTGAAGATATCGCGGCATCGGTCCGCAAATATGCGTCTTCATTCGGGATTTGCGTTCATAGTCCGATTATAGCGCAAGCAATACTTGAATCCACTTCCGGTACGTCGGAACTTGCAACAAATGCAAACAACTTTTTCGGCCTAAAATGGCGCGCAAATCGTTGTCCATCCGCTTCCGGGCATTATATCAAGGTTGGATCCGAACAAAATCCGGACGGAACATATATTTCAAGTTCAATGAAGTGGTTCAAGTTCCCCGATCTGGATGCAGGCGTTCGCGGTTATTTTGAGTTTATCAATGTATCAAATTATGCAACATTAAAGGGCGTTACAGATCCGGAAACATACTTGAAGAACATCAAGGCCGCCGGATATGCTACATCGCTAAAATACGTTGAAAATTTGATGAACGTTATCAAAAAATATGATCTCACAAGATTTGACGATGTGGAGGGCGTGAAAATGGCAAAGGTATTTCTAAGCGCAGGACATGGCGGCAAAGATCCGGGCGCGGTTGCACTCGGATTGAAGGAAAAAGACATCAATTTGCAAGCATTGCTTGCGTGTAAAAGCGAACTGGAAGCGCGCGGCGTGAAGGTTGTTTGTTCCAGAACAACAGACGAAGACGATCCATTGCGCGACGAAGTAAAAGAAGCAAATTCAAGCGGATGCGATCTTGCCGCTTCGTTCCATGCGAACGCAGGCGGCGGCGATGGATTCGAAGCATTTTGCAATACCAAAAACCCGGACGCGGTACGCCTTGCAAAACTTGCAGAAAAGCACGTTAAAGCATTGGGACAGAATAGTCGCGGCATTAAAGGCGGCATGCGGTTAGGATTTATCAAAAATACAACCATGACGGCCGTTTTATTTGAATCGTTCTTTGTGGATAACGATGTGGACAACAACATCGGCGATACTATCGAAGAACAAAAGGCATTCGGAAGGGCATATGCGGCGGCTATTCTTGAATATTTAGGCATGCAGGGCAACGCAGGGGCGGCAGAAACCGACGAAAAGAAAGAAGTTGAAGAAATACCCACAACGGCAAACAAAAAGCCGTACACGGTCAAAATAACGGCTTCCGCGCTTAATATCAGAGCAGGAGCCGGAATCAATCACAATACGGTCGGATGCTTCACAGACGATCCGAAAATGATTGCAAAGAATCCGAAATACTACATCCCGAAAGGCGTATTCACGATTGTTGAAATTGTGGGCGATTGGGGCAAGTTAAAATCCGGCATCGGTTGGATCAATCTAAAATATACGGTTAAATGTTAAGAGAGGGCGGAAACGCCCTCTTTTTTATTTGTCTTCTATTGTTCCGATGATTTTGATTCCCTTTTTCAAACGCTTTTCCACATGTCGGCGCGCCGTTCCGCCGAGTATTTCATCAATTGCATTCTTACAAACATCTTGCGATGCATATATATTGTTATTATTCGGGATGTCTAAAATCCATCCGTCCTTATATCTTGTCATTGTTACGTTGCGATATTTCGCAGGCGGGCAGGGCTTGCCGTTGTTATCTTTCCATACTACGCGCATCATCATTTTTGCATCCTTCTTTCTTTGTTTTAGTGCGATGTGTATGATAGATGTGCTATAAATGTCGCGCACAAGGAAATCGACCTTAAGAACCCGAAGACCA